TAATGATGGATGTCTTTGTCGTAGATTTCCTGCCGTTTGGCATCACGGGCACGCCAGAGCAGTTCTTCCGGTGTCGGCTGTGGTTCCGGTGTCAGTGCCATGTACCAGCATTCCAACGGTGAAGCTTCCGGATAGTCGTTATGATACTTCTCCTGTTCTTCGTTAAGCAAGAGATAAGCGCCATCTTCAAACTCTTCAAGAGTTGTGCCTGTCTTATAGGAAGCAGGTAAGACTTCTTCTATAGGCCAAAAGTTTATTTGTTTTTGAATGTATAGCATGATATTGTTCGTTTTTAAATTACACATACGGTTTAGTAGGAGGAGTGAAGTTTGATGTCCAACGGGCGATATCACTTACTCTGAATTCATCTATTTTTGATTTTATAGAATATAGAGGATCACCATCTCTCCTGTTTTGTCCTCCTAATCTTAAACTATAACTCGGAAGAATAGAACTTTTCAAAAGACCTTCCCCTTTCAAATATCCATCGATAAAGATCATAACATTCCAATTATGACATACCACTGCTATATGTGACCATTTTTTTAAAGTTGGATATGTGTACGTGGAAATAAAGGATTCAGATGTATTATCGGCATGAAAGGTTATACCCAAACCATTATAAATATATAAAAATAGTGCTCCACATTGTCTTATACTGTCTTCTGCTTGGGTGCAACCGAATAATAATGATTCATTTCTTTCATTAGGATATATCCAAAAATCAATAGTAAAATACCCTGTAGATATAAGATTAGCATACCAAGACCGGTCCAACAATAATACTCCATTTCCAAACTGGCCACAGGACTTGAATCTTCCATTAGAAAGGATAATTACTGATCCTTCTTTAGAGACAGATTTTCCCAACATATCGTGAATAGGCTCTTTATCAAAGTTTAATAGAAAGACCGTATTATCATCAGGCATACCAACATTTTTTCCCATCATCACCCTTCTCTTCATCTCTCACCTCCTTTCATTATACTCTCACGACAATTATCCCATGTTCTTTTTTCAGCGATACCCCTGTGGCTTTACCAGCTGGCAGTTCAACGCTTGTTTCCTCCGATTGCCAGCCCGAACCGTTTGGGATCGGTTGGTTAATCGTTGATCCGGTGTTGTTCTTAATGGACAGATAAAACTCCTGCATCTCGGGAACGCTTCCTATATTCGCAAAGTTGATCGCCTGCACAGATGTACTCGAATAGGTAAAACGCAAGTTATACGGTGATGAAGGAAGTGACTTTAAGGTACTGACATCGACATACTCTTTCAACCTCAAAGAGTCCGATACCTTCGTTTTCTCTTCATTGCTGTAATTATTATCCGTATGGACATAAGCAGCGTCCTTGACCGTATGGTCGTCATTCTGTAACTGGGATAGCCTTGTCGGAATCGCCTGCTGGACGTTTGTGATGCTCTGGTTCAGCCCGGCGATGATCCCTTGCAACGTCTGTGTGTCCTCTACGTTGGCAAGGAAAGCGATGATCTCGTTAAATGACTCGATGGCACTCGATGCGTCACCCGAAACGAGCGTGTTGACTTGCTGCTGCAAGGCTGTCAGCGCGTTCCTGATTTCCGTGTCGTCGTAGCTTTCCCCGTCCTGTCCTTCGGCCACCACACCCGTATCCTCTTCGCCTATTTTCCAATGCTTGGTTTCCGGATCGATCGAAGGAACCGGAGCATTGTTTCCCCGAAGGTTCGGGGTGTCGAACTTACCTTCAGCCGTCGTGATCGTCAGGATATAGGTCGTGGCATCATTCGTTTTAACCGTGACCTTCACCTCCTGCATGACGGCCGGCAACTGGGCAAACGTATGAACGCCATCAGCCAGCTTCATGTTGAATTTACCGTTTTCCAAACGTTCAAATAACCAGACTGATGTGGGGTAGACGGTTGCGTTATCGGCCCATTCAGCCGTCGTCAGTTCGATCTGTTGATAAATAAATGCACCTTTCTTACTCATTGCTTAAATATCCTTGTTTTATCGTTCGTACTGATTCATTGTAATAATTGGCTCCTGTCAGATAAACATTACCGGGCAAGGCTGTACCGCTGCCGGATTCCTGCCACGAGGCTTTTCCCCCGGCAAGATCATAAAGCCGGTAGAATACATATTCGCCATCTTCCGCTACACGCACATCATCACCGATACGAAAATTGATGGTTGTACCGTCGGTATTGACATAGCTCAATGTATTTTCGTCCGGGATAGCCTCCAACGTCGGGATCTCCGGTTTGTTCTTGATATAATTGGGCGATTCCTTTCCTGAGAGCCAATCAGGGCGAATACCGGAAACGATCCCTTCTGCAGCCTCGGCGGCAGTGTTGGCCCGATCAGCTGCCTCATTGGCTTTTTGAATAGAAATCTCTGTACTTGTTTCCCGTTTGGTTTCTTGACTTTGACGAATTTCCTCCTGGTTCTGGCGAACCACTTCCGCCGCTTCCCGCTCTTCTTCTGATACTCCACGGACTATTTCAGCCGCTTCCCGTACGGCTTCGGTCTTGATACGTTGCTCTTCGGATAAAGTACGAAGCGATTCAGCCTCGACACGGACTGATTCCGACTCTTTGCGTTTGCTCTCGGCCTTCGTCCTTTCAACTTCTGTTTCCGTTCTTGTCTGTTCCGCCCTTACCCGACTGGCTTCTACCTGAACGCGAGACGATTCAGATTCTATCCTTGCTGTTTCGGCTTCCTTGCGCAAGTTTTCAGATGTATTTCGCTCACTCTCACTTGTTTTGCGTATGGTTTCAGTCTCCTTACGGACCGTTTCCGATTCCTTGCGTTCTGTTTCGGCGGTTTGTCGCTCTGATTCATTGCTTCTGCGAAGAGCTTCCGCCTCGGTCCGTTTCGTCTCGGAATTCTTACGGGCAATCTCGGAAGTGGAACGTTCCTGCTCAGCGGCAACCCTTTCGATCTCCGCTTCTATACGTGCTGCTTCCGCCTTGATTCGCTCCGCCTCCTGTTCACAGACTTCCACGTTCGTTTGTTCGGTAGCCTCGGCGGCCGCATTGGCCCGGTCCGCCCCGGCATTGGCTACCTCGGCAGCTTCCAGTGCCGGAGCCTGGAACTCGGTCAGTACATCATCCGGCAATTCATGCCAAAGTTCTGCAATCTGGTCTTTCGTCAAGTCCGTAAAGTGCCAGCGAAGATCATCAATGGCAATTAACGACCGCCAGGCCGTATCTTCCTCGCTCTTATATTTCCACTCCAAACCGGTGTCACCTTTGCGAAACTCCGGGGTTTCGTCCGCGTCACCTTTCAAATAGGACAATTGTATCAACGTCTTCCATTCGGACGGTTCGCCACCGGAAACACTCACCTTACGCCACTGGATGGCCGTTCGGTCCGCATCAACCTGGAACTCGACATCATGACCGTCCACACCTTTCAATATCTCAACGGCTACGCGGACCAGCTTGTAACTTGCTCCCAGGGATTGCAGGACGGGAAGTGACGTTATACCGGAAAGGCTCTTTACTTCCTCCCATTCGCCCGGATCCTTCGAATTGCTCGATATGAGCTTTTCGACCTCGACCGCGATCTTTCGTAAGTCTTCTATCGTGAGTGTCTTACCGTCCGATGTAATTATATCGCCTACTGCCATACATGTTCCATTTTTTATTTAAAGTTCATTCCGCATCCGAAACCTGTACCGTCATTTGCTTCTTTTCCTGGAGCTTCTCTATCAGAATAGCAACAATACTTTTTTGTTCTTCACCCGTCAATGCATCCGGATCAGAAAGCGACAAGGTCAGACGTTTTCCTTCCGAGTAGTTCATATACCCTACCTGTTTGCCGTCCTTCTTTATGTAAGAGACAAACGAATGTTTGTTTTCCGAGAGGTCATGGGTTGCCATATATTCGGCCGACACATTACCGGATTGGACTGTTCCGTTTGATGTCAATACCTGTGTTTCCATATGCCTACTTTTTTTCTATCAGTTCTACAATCTGTCCATATCCCCCCGGATTGAGCACCGCAGCGGCCTGCTTGACCAAAGCTGCTTCCTCGGCCGTCAGCTCCACTACGCCTTTTGCCTTGGATATCTTGCAATACAATTCATAGGAGGCAAGCTTCTGTTTCGCGACCATCTCGGCATCCGACGACGGACGGATAAAATCCCCGCTGAAAAGAAGCAGGCTTACCGTTTCATCTATCATCTTGGCTTTTTCTTCCTCGCCTTTTCTTTCTTTTATCTCTTCCCCGTTCCAAGCTTTGAACGGCACATGCAAATTCAGTTTCATAAATTTCTATTTTTTTGAGATTAAAAATTATCTGTATTAAAATCAACCGAACGTGGCTTTGTACAAGCAACGGCTATGCCATTGTCAAATACAAACCAAGTATCGCTGTTATCTATTCTATAAGCCCCTTTTAAGCCCCCTCTCACATTCCCTTTCGGACTCTTGGTGAAATATCCATCTGAATAGATATAGCCATCAAACCAAGCAGCCCAAACAGTGTCTCCGGATGGGTAAGAAGGAGATTGTTTGCTAGAACCATAAATCGCTGCTGAACCGGGAGCACGTCCTATCGCTTTCACTCCAAAACGGCCTTGTGTGGACGCTCCAAATGCGATATCAACCAATCCGTCATTATTATTACCATAACCCATTTTTATAGTGCGGGATTTATCCCCGAAATAATCCAAACCTTCCCATACAAGACGATTATTTATTATCTTGAAAAGGCCAATCTGGCCACCGTTCGCCGTAATTGTCCCGCTAAACGTCCCGTTTTTGGCAGTCATATTTCCAGATCCGTCTATGCTGAAGCCACTATTAACAGTAGTATAACCTTCCAAATGTATCTGGTCTGCACCTATTGCGACCGTGCTTAACTGTTTGCCTACATATGTGGAAACATAAGCCTGAGTCACCAGCCCCCTATCGTTAACTTCTTCCGCAAAAAGCGAAGCGAATCCCGACTTGGTGATGAAACCAGAGGTCTTTACATATCGGTCCAAATTGTTCACGTCAGTCGTTACCGCCTCAATACTATCCGCCTGGATGTCGATCTGGCTTTGCAGTTGTTGTTTAAGACTGTTAGTCCCGTTTTGGTATTCTGAATAGGTCACACGGGCATTGATATCGTCCGCCATGATACTAAGCTGGCTGTCATAGCGGCTCGTGATCACTCCTTCGGAATCCTTGATCTGTTTCGTGGCCCATAGCTTGATCCGCTCCTCGCTCTGCTCTATGCCGGTGGCAAGGTAGAGGAATGCGTCAGCCGCACTATCGCTACGGAGCGTCACACCGTATATCAGTATCTCGCCGGTGAAAGCAATGCCAAAATCGCCTTTCTCATCCCACATACCGGTATGGTAGTAAAGGCTATAACCATCCGAAGGCGACAAACTCTCTTCTTTGAAAAGTTCCGATCCGGACACCCCGGCACGCAATGTACCTGCCCTTAGTACCCGGTAATGAAAGGAGAAAGAATAGGTATATTTTCCATTCTCGCTCGGATGGGAATGCACCGGGATATCCATCAGGTCGTTTGCCTGGCTGACACTGCTGTTTAGGATTCTCAGGACACGGCGGTTCCCGTCACGGTACATACCCGCATACGTCTCTTTGTCCACATAGAAAGAGGACGGCAGCCAAAGCCATCCACCCTTGACCGGAATGTAATGCACCAGGCTCTTCGCATCCCAATAATAGGTGTCGGATGCAAACGAGGGATTCCGGAGGATATTTCCCTTTTCCCCGGAGATGTCACTTCGTACACCTTCTATCTCACTGCGGAGCCTGCCTTCCATCACTTCGAACGTCTGCTCGATGGTACTTCCGTCTTCCAGGTAATAGGTGCTATGCTGAAAGATACCACCATTAATATAGATGCCATGCCCTGTAAGGGTACGTCCGTTGACCGTCAGCCCCCCCAGATTCCCGATGCGGACCTTCGTATTATCGGCTGTGAGTTGCGGGCTGCTCACTTCATCAAGCACATCTATGTAAGGCGCATAATCGTCGGAAGAAGTCAAATAGATAAGCCCCTGGCGATTCCCGTCTCTAAGATTACCCATACGGAATGCCGTGTCGCCGGCTTTTGGCTCGTCACTGCCTTCGACCACTTTAAGGTCGAACCTCTCCGATGTCACGTTTTCCACTTCGGCAAACAGATAACGGATTCCACCCCTTCCGTCCCGCTGTTGGATACGGACCAGGTCACCATCTCGAAGATTCATGAACATCTCGCCGCCCATGTCGTCCATCTCGCAGCGATAACGGTGTGTTCCGAGCGGAGTGACTGTCTTTATCCTGTCTCTTATACACATCTCCG